CCAAGATCGCCGGCACGGTGCTGCCCCAGCCAGTCGATGAACCACACCGGGTCCGGCGTCTTGCCTGCGGAGCCGTAGGTCTTGCCCCACATCGAAAACAGATAGGGATTGGCGCCAATCGTTTCCGCCATCTGCAGCAGGCTCTTGACCTGCGCCATGTTCGCCGGATTGCTCTCGACGACGCCTATCGCCGCCTGGATCGAGGGACCCAGCGAGCCGAGCAGGGGGTTGCTGATGCCGACCGAGTTCAACATCTCGCGCGCGTACTCAAGCACGTTGGCTGCGGTGATCAACTTCTCCGGCACCTGCCGCACGTCGAACGGCAGCGGGGGATTGTTGTTCTGGAACGAATCCCCCGAGCGATAGCCTTTTTCGGGATCTATCGCATGGGCGTAGCCGTCCGTGTCGGTTCGTCCTGAATACGCGCGCCCGGCGTTGGGGTCGGCCGTGCGGGCGCCCTTGCCGCCGCCATCCTTGCCGCTGGAGTCATCGGGCAGGTATTTGCCCGCGTACTGGGCGAACGGATCATATCCCCACTTGTCTTCCAGCCACTTGCGCACGTCGGCTGGTGGTTTGGCGGGTCCCCCGCTCGCAAAGCGGCGCACCGGCCCGCCGCGCGCGAACCCGGCAACACCGTTGGCGAGCCGCGACAGGATCCCGGTGCCGTACTTCTGCACCGCCGCCTTGCGCACGACGAACGCCCCAGCGTCGAGTGTGCGCGGCACGGTGTCGCCATTACCGCTGCCGGGCACCGAACCGCCGGCGAGGCGGGGGAAGCCCCCTACCGCGCCGCCCGCGGCGAATCCGGCAACCCCTACCGGACCCCCGGTTGCGTTGGCCTCGACCTTGTGCACGGTGATGATGTGCTCGGAATGAGTCGTGACACCATCGAGTGCCATGACTTCTTTGGTCGCTGCTGCGGCGTTGGTCGTGATAGCGTGCTTCGATTCGGTCGTAATCTTGTTTAGCGCCGTGATCTGGCCAGTCACCGCGGCGACCGCGCCCAGCGCCTTATCGGTAGCGACCCGCAGTTCTACATTCGACTTCTCGTCGGCATACAGTTTGAGTTGATCAAGCGCCTCCTTTGCCTTCGTCACGTTGGCGCCGATCGGCAGTTCCTTCCCGTCTTTCAACAGTTGATCGAACTTCTGCAGTTCCTTCTGCGCCTGTTCCAGACTCGCTTGAATCACCATCAGCCGGGTGCGCTCGGTGATCAGCTTGTCCAGATCGGTAACCGCCGTGATAACCGCCTTCACATTGGCATCGATCGACAGCGTATGGGTGTCCTTGAGCGAGGCCTCGATGCCGGTGATCTGTCCCTGCGTCTCGGTCAATGTTTTTTCGACCGCGACCCGCGCGGTCTGGGCAGCATCAGCCGCCCTCTTGTGCGCTTCGCCCTCTTTGCTCAGCGCCTCGATCGCGAGCGATTCCGCGGCTTGGATGTTGCTGATGGATCGTGCCACCGCCTCTTTCTGGGTGACAATCGTCCTATCGCCGTCGACCACCGCGCCCGCCGTCTGCGCGGCGAGGTCTTGCGCTTGCTTGGCGTATTCCTTCGCGCGGTCATACTCCCCGGCATTGATTGCGGCCCGCGCTTTCACCTGCAGGTCGGTGATCTGGCTCATCTTGTCCTGGTACGCCTCATAGGCGCCCATCGCCGACTGCGTCAGCGCGCGGATGCGATCCTCGGTGGATGCGTGCAGTAGCCGCTTTTCCTCCTCGATCCGCTTGACCTCTCCCAAATTCCGGTTGGCCTCGGCATTGAGCGCATCGATGTTCTGCCGATATTCGGTCAGTATCTGCGCCAGCGCCTTTTGCTTGGCCGTCAGAATTTCCGCCTCTACCCGGCGCACGTTGGCCGTGCGCTCGTCCTCCGTTTTGCCTTGCCGCGCCGCGGCGGTAATGCGCGCTTGCGTTTCCTCATCGATGAGCTGCAACGTCGCCAAGGTCGCCTGTTGCCGCAGCCCGGCCTGCTGGGTGATCGCGTCGACCAACAGCTTTGTCGACAGAGCAATCCGCGCCGCCTCGGCTGTCGTCGAGTTGGCCAGAGCGGCTTCCTCCTGGCCGTAGCGCGCCTTGATCGCGTCGACCTGCCGCTGCAGAGCAGCCTCGACGATACTGGTGAGCCCCTGATAGGCCGCCGCCAGGCGCGTGGTCGCGCCGGAGAGCGCCGTCTCGGCTTTTCCGGCCTCGGTCTCGACCTCGCTCAGCGCCGACTTGAGCTTGCCCACAGCGCCGGCCACCTCCTCGATGCCGCGCTCGACCGCACCTTGCGTGCCCTGGCGCACGGCCTCGAGGCGCCGATTGATCGCCTCGGCGCTGTCGCCGGCGGCCATCATTGCTTCCTGTGCCGCCGCGGTGCCGCGCGCGGCATCGGTTTGCATCTCGGCAAAGATGCCCCGCATCTCGGTCAGCCGCGCCTGGTGCCGCTGCGTTGCGGCGGAGATCGTATCGCTGGTGAAGAGGGCCGCGAACACCTCCCAGGAATAGCGCAACAGCTCGATGGTTTCCATTAGCCCGTGCACCATCATCACGCCGGCCTGGCGCACGATGGCGAACTTTTCCTGCAGCCAGGTACCGATCTCCCAGCCGGCAACGAAGGCGCTGAACACGAGGAACCCGGCCCTGAGCCTGCCAACGCTAGCGACTGCGGCATCCAGCGATAGATTCACCGTCGCCCATGCCGCTGTAATCGAGTTTGCGGCGGTCACCCCGGCCACGGTCACCGTCTGCCACGCAGTGACCAATGCCGGCAGCATGCGATAGATGAGCACGCCGAGACCAATCTCAGCGAGCTTACTCAATACCGCCATCACGGTATCCAGGTTGGCGGCGAGCTTGCTCATCGCCACCGCTAGCTTGTCGCTCGCGCCCGACGAGGCGTTGACCTGGCTCACCCAGCGGCCGAACGCGTTCTCCAACCGCGTGAATGCCTCGCCTGCCATCTCGGGCAGGTGCTCGTATTCGGCCGCCAGCTTTTCTTTCTGCCCGAGCAAGGCATTTACCATCACGTCGGCCGTCAAGCGGCCTTCCTCGGCCATCTTGCGCAGGCCCGAGATCGGCACGTTCAGCCCATCGGCCAGGGCCCGCATCAAGCGCGGATTATGTTCGGCCATTTGATTGAATTCGCGGCCGCTCAAGACACCCTTGGTGAGCGCTGTAGAGAAATGCAGCACCGAGGCGCTCGCCTCCTCACCCGACGTTCCGGAAATGCGCAGTGCCTGGCTTAGGCTTTCGGTCAGTTCAAACGCTTCCTTCTGTTCGCCTCCGAGCTCGCGCACCGTATTTTGCAGCCGACCATAGAGCGCAGCCGTCTCCTTGATCGGCGTGCCGATACGCTGGGCAATCGCAAGCACCTCCTGCTGCGCAACCGCGAATTCGCGCTGGCCGGCCGTAGCGAGCTTGAGGCGCGCCGCCATGCCGTTCCAGGCGTCCCCTACCTCGGCGATCTCCCTGACCTTGCCAGCGGCCCAGTCGATCGTCAGGAAGGCCAGCAATTGACCTTTGGCGCGGCTGATCTGGTCGCCAAGGGCGCCCATGCCGGCCTTCAACTCGGCCATGCCTGCTGAGGCCTTGTCGCCAGCGGTCTTGGCTGATGCGGCCAGCTCGCCGAGGCTGCGCTCGGCCGACGTAATCGCGTTCTTCAGCCCGTCGTCGGAGCCATCGAGCGCTACCAGGACACCAATACGCTGTACCATGGCTCAGCCCAATGCGCCGATCTGTTGTTCGATCGCGATGGCGATGCGCGGCACATGGCTCACCACGAGGGCCTCGATATCGAGCCGCTTTTTCAAGGTCACTTTGGCTACCAGCACGGCAATGGGAATATCCGCGCCACGCTTCAAGCCCTTGATCCCCTCCGCCTTGCGATATCGCGATTTGAAGCCGCGTAGCAGAGGAGCTTGCGCTTGCATGTTTTTGGCCATCAGCAACACGTTCCCCTTCGCATCTTTCCGAAAATAGGCGTTGCCGGACGCGAGCAATTGCGCAACCAGCGCCGCGAACTGCTTGCGCCCTACGCGACCATACAGCGGGATCAGCAACTTGCCGTTGATCGTGCCTCCGAACTCCTGGATGCCGGCCCAGGGGATTCCGGAGCTGACATAGAGCGCCGGCAACCGACTCTTGTCCCGATCGATGATGCGCACCGAGAATCCGGACAGAAATTTCGTCTTGACGACTTTCAAACTTGCGGCAACATGCTTGCGCACGTCCACCTTTATTTCCGCCGCCTGCGCGGTCAGGGCGCGGCGCACCGCTGCCCGTGCTTCCACCCGGAATTCATCGCCCCAGCGCCGCAACCGCGCGCTCGCCGCGGCGCTGTCGATCGTAATGCGGATTCTCATCCTGCGGCCCGCATCTCTTTGCTCAATCGCTCCAGGGTGGCGTTGATGTGCTTGCCATCGCCGCTATTGCCGCTCACCAGCAGCGGCAACAAACGCGCATCGGCGGCGGCTTCCGCTCGCGCGATGGCGGCGCCGAACCCCCGCACCTGCGCCAGCGTGTAATCGACGATCTCCGGCCAGCGGTGACCGTGTGTGATCAGTCGCTGGACGAGATCGAACCAGCGACCGGGGCCGTCTTCTGCGCCTGCTCGAACAGGCCGCCCAGTCTTGGCATCACGGTCCGTGTAAAAAAATCGGCGTTCACCTCGAGCACCTTCGCCGCCAGCATGATTGCTTCGTCGGGATCAAGTTCATCCACCCACGCCCGCGGCCTGCCCACGGCGATGGCGATCGCCCCAAGCAAGTCCTCGCCCTGTGCCGCGAACAGCGCCAGCCAGTCGATGTCCGGCGCCGTCAGTTGCTGCAGCACTGGGGTGACCGCGCGCAGGAAGGCCGGCAGTTGCCCCACGCGCAGCGGCTTGATCGCCAGCAGCTCGCCGCCGACCGACAGCTCGATCGGCTGCGGCAGCAGCCGGTCCAGGTCGGTCGTCACGACAATTGCACGATACGGCCGAATTGACCCAGCACGGCGTCATACGGCTTGGTCGAATCGGCCAGCAGGGATCCGTCCAGCTCGAACTTGTTGTAGTCATTCGAGATGAACGACAACTCCTTCAGAGGATCGAACGCGCACCGATAGAACTCGACCAGCACCTTGGCGTTATTGAAGGCGGTATTGACGCCCTCGAACCGCACGAAGCGTTCCGGAAACGGTTGCGTGAAAATCCCGATTTCCGTCACCACGCCGTGGCTGTAGCTCGCCTTCAACGGCGCCACGAAGGGCACCGGTGTGCCGGCGCCGTTGTTGAGCCGCAGCAGTTGGATCGCGCCAAAATCGCTATCGGCGGTGAAGTCGGCGCCGGAGACCAACGTCAGCGGTGTCGTCGGAGTGCTGTCGACCACCACCAGGGACGAGACATTCGGATGGGCCAGCGTGTAGCGGTCGCCCACCACCGGCGTCGCGCCGCCGAAGCTCTCGCCGGTCACGGTCCCGGTGGTTCCGACCACGTAGTTGCCGTACAGGGCCAGGGCGAGATTTTCCTTGGTGAACTCTTCAATCGTGATGTTTACCGTGGCCTTTTTCTGCTTGACCATCCGATGGTCCAGCGCGCGCTGGCCAGTGCTGCTCTCGAAGTGCTCGTTCACGTCGGTCGACAACGCCAATTTCAACTCGGCAACGTTACCCGGGGAGCGGACTTCGATGGGGTTGCCATTGACGTCGCGCTTGCCGAGATAGACGCGGCCTTGAAACGAAGAATAGATGCTCATTGCGGTCCTTTCGGGAGATAGTTTTGCTGCAGGCTGCGGTTATCCGGCCGCCGCGATGTCGCTGGCCAGTGTGCGGTAGATGACACAATAGCGGGCAGGAATGGCAGCGACCACCGCATCGGCGTCCTCCACCTCCCACTCGCATTCCATTTCTCTGATGCCTATCGCCAGGCCACCGAGATTGCGGTCGGCGAACAACGCCTGGTGCGCAGCAGTCAGCAGTTCATCGGCCACCGTCTCCGGTACCGCCGGCGGCACCCCCCGTGCGAGGGCGACCAGACGCACGGTCAGCTCCCGCGTCACCCGGTCGTTGGACCGTTCGGTGCATGCCTCCGACTCCGGGAACAGCACCAGCGCCGGGCATTGCGCCCGGGTGAGCGCTACGGTGGGCGAGCGATGCAGCGTGGCGCCGAGGGCGGTTACCGAAGGCTGTACGGCCTCCAACAGCGCCAGCAGAATCTGCTCGCGACGGGAGTTTCCGGCCATGATCGGCTACAGCTTGGCCAGGGTGGCGTGTTTTTCGGAGCCGTCACCCACGGCCAGCACCTCGCGCACCTGATACTGCACGCCGTCGATCTCAACCGCCTCACCCCGAGCGAGGCCGACCAGTTCCGTTGCCGGATAGGCAATGGCGTAGTCGGTCGACAGGGTCAGATTGTTGAGCAGCGGCTCGTCCGGCATGCGCAGGCCCACCATGGCCACCACCGGTGGCAATCCGGTCCCGGGCAGCCAGGTGCACTGGCGCAGGAAACCGGCGCCTGCCGCGGCGGCGTAGATCTCTTCCATCATGGTTGCCATCGACTCGGAGCTCGCGGGTGATTACGGTTTGCGGTGCCGTGGTGTCAGGCTACGTGCGTTTGCCCACCAACAGCGCCTTCGGCCGCGTGCAGTAGGAAAGCGCGTTCATCTGCAGCTCCAGATGCACGCCCTTGCCGTTCTGCATCGGGTATTGCCGCGAGTAGCGCGGCAGACCGATGGTATTGACGGTCTCGACGTAGTCGGCGGGCGCATACACCGTGCGGAACAAGCCCGGCACGCCGACCGGCGTGAAATGGCACTTGTCGGTGTTGATGAACGACGATCCGCCGACCGCGCCGCGGTAGTTCTCGAAGCGGATGCCGCCGAAGTCCAGCATTTCGTAGGCAGCGTTCCCGCGGAGCTGCGCCGCCTCGGCCTGGTTCAGGTATGTCGCCCGCACTTCCGCATGCGCGATCAGGTCATCCCAAAACGCGTCTCCGCACCAGCCGTAGATGCCGGTGAACGGCGTGCCGGCGAGGTTGGTTGCGACAGCTCGCACGACGGCCGTGCACTTTTTTCGCAGCGCGCCGGCGACCGGCGTGGCGTTGTCGAGATCGAAGTCGATCTCCGCGTCCTGCGTCACCCCGAATTCGGTGAACAGGTTGTACAGCGTCGAGCCATCGCCATTCAAAATGGCGCCCTTGATGGCACCGATCCGCTGGTATTCCAGCGTCGGGTCCAGTTTCATCTGGGTGTGCTGTTGTTGGCGCTGCGCGACCATGCCGACGCCCGTTTGCACGTCGCTCTCGGACCCAAAGGCGCGCACGCCCTGTACCTCATCGGCATAGATTGCGTCGTCGATCTCATAATGCGGGATCGCCAGGATACGCGCGGTGCGCTTGTCCTTCGCGAACGAGTCGCCGGGAGCGCCCCGAGGGGACGGGTTGACGAGCTGCAGCGTACCGGCGATTTCCTCGAGCGTGATGTTGGTCGTCGTGACGCCTTGTTCGGCCCAGTTGATCACCGAGCCGGCGCGGCCGGGCACGAACGGCAGCTTGTTGATGGCATCGGTGAGAGACACCACCGAGAACGGGTTTTGTGAAAATACGTCGAGCGTGGGCATGATGGTTTTCCTGGTCCTTGTAATTGTTTCGCTGTCCGTCAGCGGAGAATGATGCCCAGCGCCGCAAGTGCGGTCGTGGCGGTGACTTTCTGCGGGCCGCTGATGCCGCCGGGCCAAGTCAGTTCGGCTGCGATCACCTCGGCGTCGCGGGCGATGATCGCTCCGGGGACATCTGCGCCGGTCGCATCGACGGCCCCGTACAGCACGCCGGCGGCGTTCTGGCTGCCGTCGCTCGCCGCGGGAGCCAGGATCGTTGCTTTGCCGCTGGCGGTGATGATGCCGAGAACAGTACCGGCTTGCAGATTCTGGCCGGTGATGACAACTTTCTGCTCGCGCGAGAGGTTGCCGTTGGCTTCGGCCAGCAGAAAACCACCGGTATGCGTTTTTTCAACAACGGAAGTCATGATTGATGTCCTTTGGTTGGCGTGATGGCTGGGTCAGTTTTGCGTCTGCCGCCTGGATTCGTAGATCGCACTGGCGCTGATCAGCGTCGGCGCCTCCGCGCTGGACCGGCCCGGATCGATGCCGATGGCCGGATTGGGTACGCCGGCCATCGCCGCAGCCAGTGCGCCAGTGGCAGCAGGAGCGGTCTCGACCGCGGACGCCGCGAGCATGGCCAACGCTTCCTCGGCGCTGCAGGACGTCTTGAACGCGAGATGGCGGGCGAACTTGACGCGATCCTTCGCCACATCGGCGTCCATGATGGCGGCGATGCGCGCACGCTCGAGCGTGACGCCCTCGCGGACCCCCTCGGCCCGGCCAGCCGCCGCTGCGGCCGCACATGCTACGGTCAGTTGATCTTCCGGCGTTGTGGATACCAGCGCCGCGCTGTTTTCGTTTGCCATAGATGCTCCTTTGGAATTGGCAATCAGTCGATCCGCGGCGATGCGCGGGGAATACAACGCTCCGAACTTTGGTTTCAGCGTGTGCCCGAAGCGCTCGGTGACTTCGGCAAACGTCGCTACGCCGTCGGCCATACCGGCCGCCTGCGCTTGTTCCGGGTCCAGCAGGCCGGCATTGGTTGCACGAACTGCCTGCGGCTTGATGCCACGCGCAGCCGCAACCGCCTGCACGAAGATGTCGTACAGCCGATCAACCTCGCCTTGCGCCCAACTGCGGGCCGCCTCCGACAATGGGGCGTGGCTGGAAAAATCGTTTTTGCGCGCCCCGGCATAGATCGGGGTGTAGGCGTAGCCCTGGCTCGCGTCGCGTTTGCTTTGGTCGACGTGCAGCATGATCACGCCGACACTGCCGACCAGGCCGGTTTGCGGCACGTACAGCTTCTGCGCCGCTGAGGCCAGCGCATAGGCCGCCGAAAATGCCTGCTCATTGGCGATCGCCCACACCGGTTTCGCCGCCGATGCCGCGCGAATCTGCTGCGCCAGATCGAAAACCCCGTTGGACTCACCGCCTGGTGAGTCGATTTCCAACAAGATGCCGCGCACCTTGTCATCGGCGAGGGCTGCCGCCATCTGCGCCGCGAGGCGGTTGTATCCCGTCAGCCCGGAGGCCGCATCGAGCCCGCTTGCCCTCTGGACCAGCGTGCCGAATACCTGGACGACGCCAATCCCGGATTGCGTCGTCAAGTAACCACCGGGCTGCCGCGTCATTTCCACGACGCCCAGGTGCTGCTGCGGCTGCTCCGCCTCAACCGCCGGCAATTGCCGCTGTTCGACGTGCGCGCGGAACACCGACTCGATGATTTCCGCCTTTTCCGGCGTCAAGAGCAGCGGCGTGTTGTATAAACGCGTCGCCAGATGCGGATACTGGCTCATCGAACCCCCCAATAAAAAACCGCCGGCAGGCGGCGGTTTCTTTGCGTCATGCGATCGCTGTTCACGGCGTCACGTCCTCCGGCAATTTCGCTGGGTCCTGGTTCGGATCACCAGACGTCGACTGGTCTTCCGGATCGTTCGTATCGGCCGGCAAAGGCGCCGCATTCGACGGCGAATCGGCCGGGAGCCCCAGCTCTTTCGCCACGCTCCGCTCCCGCGCCCGCTGCTCCATCACCTCGCGCCAATCCTTGCCCTGGTCACCGCACTCGTCCTCGAGCGTCGAGACCCCGATGTCCATGCGCAACTTCGCCCCTTGCGCTTCTTTCACCGGATCTACCCATCCCCGGCCGGGGCCCAGCCATTTGCAGCGCAGGTACGCGGCGCGGTGTTGCGCGAACCCTGGCGCCTCGATGTGGCCGGCGTCGATCTGCTCCTCCAGCCACAGCGCGTAGACCGGATCGCACCAGGTCGTGCCGAGCCAGTCGCGCCGCCGGTTGAATGACCGCCACGCTTCGAGCAATGCCGCCCTGGCAGACGAATAATTGGTCTTGGAAAAATCCTTCAGCAGCAATTCGTACGGAAGATCGAGCTGCACCCCGATGATCCGAAAAATGTTCTCCATGAAGGCGCCGAACGCCGCCGCCGGCCGCGCGGGGATGAATGGCTGCACCTTGTCGCCAGGGAACACCGGCAGCAATTGCCCTCCGCGCAGCTCAATCGCATGATCCTTGCGCGCCTTCAAGTAGGCGTCGCTGTCGTTCTGGAACAGGCCGATGATCGACTCCTGATCCATCGGCGTCTCGATGATCCCTGCGATCATCGCATTGACCACTGCGGCCTGCAGTTCGGCCGCCGCGTAACGATCGATCGACTTGAACTGCCCGAGCACCGATGCCAGGATCGGCTTGCCTCGCGACTGGTTCGCCCGCTCGGGGTCATAGACATGCAGCACTCGGCGGCGCCCGAACGCGGTCTTGCGCGGAATGAACTCCCATTGCTCACGCCGGCCGGCATCGAGTGACATCCAGGTGTCGCCCGGGTGGATCTTGCGAATCCAGTATCCGACCGGAACGCCGTAGCTATCGAACTCGATCCCGCCGCGGCGTTGCTCGGTGTCCTGCAGGTAACACGGATTCGACAACCGATCAGCCTCGATCAACTGCAGCTTCGTCGCGAACCCGTCGCCGCGATCGGGAATCCAGTAGGGCAAGCCGATCGCTTCGCCGCATGACAACTGCGCCCGCAGCGCCTGCGCCGTGAGCTGGTCGAAAATCAGCGTATCGCCCACATGGCAGGCCGTCGTTTCCGCCCAGCCCCACCACCGCGCCTCGACCTGCTGCGACCAATCGTCCGCCCACGCCTTGTCAAACCCCAGTTCCCGGTAGTTCGGCCGCGCCGACAGCCGCAACCCGACGCCGACGACGTTATCGACGATCGTTTGTATGCCGCCGTGCGCGACACCGTTGTTGCGATCGAGATCGCGGCTGCGCGCAACGAGCCGGTCCAACTCCGGCAGCAGATCGGCGTCCGGAGACCCCCGCAACGGGTTCCACGTCGTCATGTCGGGGGCAAAGGTAGACGCCCCATGATGCGCAACGGATTGCGCGCGCATCACCGGAGATCCCGCTCTACCCTTTGCCAAGCGCTTGTTCGAGCGCATATCAGCAGCCTGGAATGACCTGGATGATGCGGCGCCGCCCGGCCACCGCCTGCCCGGTAGAAGCGGCAAGCTGACCCCGCAGATCGGTGATGTAACGACTCAGAGCGTCGACGTTGGCCTTGGTATAGGTGACCAGCTTTTCGCCGTACCGCACCGTCTCTGTCTGTGTCCCGGTCATCAACCGGTGCAGCGCCAATTCGGCTTCGGTCAATCTCATCTGCAGCTCTTGCGCAGTGGCCATCGATGCCCCCCGTCTAATTCACGATCGCCGACGATGGCAAGAACGCACCACCCAGCGACGGCCG